ATGCAACCTTATTGCGCTATAAATCAACATCTTAAGCTAAGTACCTTAATGTTTTAATATAAGCATTAACATTAGTATTGACATTATTATATAATTAAAAATAATATAAACGATGTGAACTTTTATTACAAATCAGTTTGTCAATAGTTTAGTTTGTATTATATTTGCATACACATTAACTAATTCAAAATCAAAATGACAAAACGAATTATTTATAACCTACCATATATTTATAATCATAATGACAATCAAGAGATAAAGGCAGTCGAAGATGCATTGAAAAGTGTGGGTAGTATAAACATGCCTAAAGATTCCACCTTTAAAAGACTAAATCCTATTGGTATTGTAGATATTAGTAAATGTGTGTATTGTGATAGGAATGTATGCATGTGTGGGGCTAATGACTATAGGTAGTATATTAAATTTAAAAGCAAGATGAATCAGAGCTTGCTTTCTATCGCAGCCATTCGCAAACAGCTATTGCAAAGTTAAGAAATTTATCTTAAAATGCAAAAAGCCCCGATTAAAGGGCTTTTAGTTGTAAAGCTTTTCGTTACGCAAATATGATTATTACAAGAGTATATAAATATTAAGTCAGACCCCATAACCCGCATTTTGAACACATTTTATCTTTTTTATCATTTAGGTTTATAACCCAATCATGGTCACATTTTGACGACTCTATAGTATTGCTACTATCACAATGAATTCTCACTTGCTGCTCTGCAAAATTGAATAACATTTGTTCAACTACAGCCATTATATAACTATCAAATTTATAACCTGTTTGTTTCAAAAACTTTTTGGTATCTTCTTTATTTACTAAATTTTCCATATTTTTAAAATTATTTCCCAAAAGAAAGTCATAAATCTTGTCAACATAAGGATCGATGTCGTATTTCCTTTTCTTTTCGGCAAAATACCCAGTTAAATAACCTTTAGGCATTCCTACCTCCCGTTCTATCACGGAAAGTTTAAGTGTCTTATTCTCGCTTAAATAAGACACTACTTTTTGTTTTTTAGTTTTCATATTATATTATCTGTATTTTTCAGTAATTATATTTTGAATATTATCAGCTCTTTTAGACAATAATCTTGATTCTTGATTTGCTGAATGTAAACTGCCCATTAATTCTTGAAATTGATTTGAAATCTCAATATATCTTTGTCTTAATTCAAATTGTGTTAAATTTTTCATAATAAGTTTTTTAGCATTAATATTAAATTCCATGCCCCGAAGGGCTTTGGTTCGATTAAAATTTATGAAACAATATTTACATCTTCACCTTCAGAAAGAGATTCAAGAGCTTCCTCATATTGTTCTTGCGTCATTCTCATTATTACTTGATTCTTTGAACAGTCGGTCACAAAGTTAGGAAATGCATTTAATTTTTGAAATTCAGCAAAATTTATTTGGTTTGCTTTTTGAAAATTTAAGTTGATTGTCATAATGTCTATATTTTAATTAATGGGGCTTTCGCCCCTTTGTTAATTTTAGATTAAATAATCTTTTTCTAATTCTAAAAATTGAGTATAAGATAAGTTTCTTAATTTTTTATATGTATCTTTTTCAGAATCATATCTTTCTAACATCCAACTCATTTTCTTCAACCAATCCTTTGCTTCTTTTAAGTCTTTTTTATATTCAGTATAAAGATATGAAGCGCTTTCACATTCAGAATTTTTACAATGTTTATACTCATTAAACTTCGATTGAGCTTCTGAAATATCATTTCTATAACGTTCAACTTCTTTTTTAATATTAGAATAAAAATCGTTCATGTTTGAAATAAATAGGTCTGTATTTCCGTACTGGCTGTTGTATAATGATAATTTTGTCATATTTTCTAATTTTTAAGAGTTATTGTTTCAGTTTGTTAATACAAAGATACACAAAAAAATGTACCATACAAATTAAAATGTACTTCTTAACGTTTTCTTAACATTAGAATTTTGAGCATAAAAAAAGCCCTCTGATTAATTTCAAAGGGCTTTTGTAATTTTGTGGTACTTAATGCCACTTATTTTCTTGTGATTATTTGTTAGTCTTGTCGGTTAAAAGCTTTTTAGACTTGCTCTTACTTAAATTAGGGTATAATGTAAGGTTATATTTGTTTTCAGTCAAAGCACCAGTAGATAGCCTGTTTTCTGAATAATCAAATTCTGCATCATTGGCACCAACTTTATAAATTAATCGATTATCAAAGTAACTATTTTCTTTATATCCTATATAGTTTTCTTTGTAAACTTTACTTTTATTTTTATAAATATATGAAATGTTAGAAACATTTTTACAATGCTCATTGAGCACCTCACCTTCCGTTCTTTTCGGGGTTTCCAGTTCAGTAAAATTGATTGTTGCAGTTTCCACATCAACGGTTAAAACAATTTGCTCAGAGGTTTCAATCTCTGGCGGGTCAACATTTGCCAATCCCAACAAAGGAAGGAATAAGCAAAAGAATAAAATAATCTTTCTCATATGAAAAAATGATTTATTATTAAGGAAAACAGTCCTTATCTGTTATTTGCAAATTTATGCAATTAAATCTTAAAATCCAAATTAATTTGAAAGCTGCTATTTTATTTAACCTTACAAAGCATTTCCCCTTGCAAGCCATTATCCAACAACACACGGTTGTTTTCGAAAGGGCTTTTCTTTATTCAATTAAATAACGTCAAACACAGCTCTCTTCTTTCTCTACTTGTATGGTTGTACTTCAGAAAGGAATCGAACCTCCGACCTGCTGTGTATTGTAAAGATTAATTACGCCTTTACAACAAAACCGCTCTACCATTGAGCTACCAAAGCTTTAAAAATCACTTTGTGGATTTAATTACAATCCATCCTTTTTTTGTCCTAAAAACTGTATTTTTAGTTAAATCAACTAATACAGATTCGCCGTCTATTAAAAATACTTTTTTCATAATTTTACTTTAATTGTTAATAATATTGGACGTAATTTAATGTTTCTCACGCAAGAAAATTACGTCCAACAACAATATTTTTAAAATGTTTTTTAAGCACCATTTACATAATAGATGCCCTTCCCTTTGTGTATCTTCGCTTAATTGCTAATATCATGTTACAAATTTACGAAACTTAAATTTAACAAGCAAAAGTAAATTTGTGTTACAAAACAGGTTTTAGTTAATTTCCATACTCATTGGCAGAGGTATACCAAACATCCTCTATTAGAGAAATAGCTTTATCTTCATCAACACCTAATGCAATCAATTCATTTGCTACATTCGTGATTTTATCTTTAGATTCAGACTTGAAAAAACCACCCTCACCACCTATTTGTTCAATCTTTTCTTCTAATGTCAATTCTCCCATAATTATATATTTTAAAATTAATTCACTTGGTCACCTTACTGATAAGGTGACCATAATACAATCGTGACTAGTCCATCTTAGTAGACGGTTGGAACTCAAAAGAGCCGATTGCTTGTTTGAAAACTATCTTTTAGTTTTTTTTCGCTTTTTTTTCTTTGGAATTAAATTACTAGGTGAAGTTCTTGATTTGTTAACTCTTTTATTTTTATCAATATAATAAGGGTTTTTAACTTCGATTTTTTCACCTTTGCCGTTTGTTTTCCAAATAGTTTTAGGATTATTGTTTCTGGTTTCGAAACTTTCAATTTCTTTCAATGGTTGAAATTCTTCTGGTTCTGTCATAATTTTTATTTATCAAATCGTTTATAAATACTCATTGCCAACAGCGACAAAGCGCAAAACGTGGCAACGATGCAAAAGAAAATGAATGTAGTATCTTCCATAATTTTATTGTTGTTTGATTATTCAAAGCCTTGAAAAATTACTTTTTTTCTTTTAAAACTTCCTTTTTTCAATCTATACATTGTATTGCAAGTTTCTGCAAATCCAGTAACAAAGTCAACAGATAGTAATTTACTAATTCTAACTGGTTTTCCTTCTGCATACTGATTACTAATACCAATAAGGAAGCAATTATCACCTTGTCTGTCTATATACCATTCATAAATATTTAATTCTGGCTTATTGTTTTCGTTTTCCATAATAACAATTTAAATTCAACACAAAAATAGTTTATTTCAAATTAAGAATCAAAACTAAGCGTGTGTTAGATAACATGTTTAGAGTTTGTTTACATTTTCTTTCAAAAGTGCTAAAGCCTCATTAAATGATTTTTTGTTTTCTTCTTGAAAATCAAATGCATCAAATTCACTTGCGGTTAAGTAATCAAACTTTCTATCAAAATTTACTATATTAGTTTCAAGCCTTTTTACACTTATTCTAGTATATTTATTTTCTGTAATTCTTGTAAATTCAGTATGCGCCATTTCTATAGAATCTTCAACTAACTCCTCTACTATGTAAAAAGGAAATTCAATTTCAATTTCCTCAAAACTTATTTCTTTTTTTTCTAATTTTACTTTCATATCTTATATTTTACAACCATTTTCCCGACATTGGGAGTTTGGTTTTAGTTTAAAATTCTTATTTGATACTTATTTAACTACACAATCAAACTAAACATAATCATCTGATTTTTAGAACTTTCTTATTTGATTGTTATTTGATGAATGTTTTATAATCTCTTCTTGTAATTTTGGTTTTTGATTTCTTGGCCATTCCAATTTTCAAAGGAACTTTTCTTTCAATATGCTTATTTATATCTTTTCTTATTGAAAATTCAAAATCATTAAAACTAATATCTTTGATTATTAATTTATGCATTTCTTGAAAATTTGGTTGCTCTGGAATTGGTTTTTCCTGTGGAATACCATGTAACATAATTTCTTTTGATGCCATTTCTAGTTGCTTAAAAAGACCACGGTCGACACCCTTGTGACAACCAACAACCAAAATTACCTTGCTATTGGATCCCTGAATTTTATATGATTCACAAATCAACTTGGCCTCTTCGTATTCTTCTTTAGTTGTCATGATTTTATTTAAAGTTTTTATTTAATTTCGACTTTATTTTCGCCTTTATTTATTCCAAAGTTGTAAATTATAATTATCAATATCAGCGATTAGTGCAAAAAGAGGCTTAGTAGCTTCGCCAATCCTTACTGATTTATACTGCTCGAATGCCTTTGCGTTAGTCTCAGTCATTTTAAGCATATCGTTGTAAGAATACAACTTTACTCTCTTGTCGTAGCTTAAGAATTGAGCTATAGTAGGGCTAGGATATACGCAATTGTCAATAACATGATTAATTGAGGCTTTCAATCTTTCATCCGTAAATTGATTGTCTTTTATTCTATCCGCAAAAACATCAAAAAACGGTAACGGCAAAGATGGAAATGCTCCTCTTATTTTCATGGCGCTTTCTGCTATTACTTGTTTTGTCAACTGTCCAGAATAAACAGACATTTCAAAACAATCTTCTTTTCTTTTAATCGAAGTGCTTTGAGAGGACTTGCTTAAGTTCATCTGCTGTGCAGGCTTCTTTGGTAATAGGTCTTTTATATGTTCCATTTGTTTTATTTTTTATTTTTGCATCCATTAATAATCTATCAAACTTTTCGCGCAACTTTTGAGTTGACATAATATTTTTTTTCCAAAAATCATCACTATTTAGAAATTTCCAAACCGTCCTTAAATCATCAGTAGAATATTTATCATTTTCTAAAAGAAGTCTAATAGGATCTATCCATTTACCAGTTGCTTTTTCTATTCTCGTAGTTGATATATTATTTTCTGTTAGATTTTTTTTAAATAATTCATAAAAAGAAATAGCATATTCTAAATATTCTGAATTATCTACATCTTCATTTTTTAATGAAGATAAAAGCGAAGTCTTATATATATTATTTACTTTACTTTTATTATCTTTTATTATATTAGAGGTGTTACGTACATGTTCGTTACACGTTACATTTTCTTTAACTTCTTTATTAGCACGCCATTCAGAAATTCTTTTTCTGTTTTTTTCTTTCTTTTCTTGATAGTTTTCGGTATTTTTTAGTATATTTTCACTGAAAACTCCTCCGTTTACTAGTGAAAGTATCTCTATTTTATACATAAAACTCAACTGTTTTTGCAGCCTTTTTTTTATATTTAGCTGTTTTTTGAGCACAATTTCAAGTACTGGTTTTTCTTGAGCGGCTAATTTTTCTAAAATTACATAGTATAATCCAACCGCTTCAAATCCAAATTCAATATGAAGTAATGTAATTTTGTCATCACTAAAAGAATTCGTGTAATGCAAAAAATATTTCATACTTTAATCTTTATTATAAGCGTTACACACCTCTTGAGGGCTTGGTTTGTCCTGAACTGAATCAGTTAACACCTTTTCAAGATAAACTTTTATTGAAAGTCTATTTTTTACAGCTTCTAATTCTAATTTTGCCAGAATATTATCGGGCAGATCAATTGATTTTCTTTTTAATTCCATTATTATTGTTTTTTGTCAATTAATACAACAGTTTGTTTATTAGAATTATTATTTACATTTAAATAACACTTAATGTTCCATTTATGATTAGCTGAAGGAAGTGGGAATTTCAAAAAGTCATAATCAACTGAATTATTTGTATCTGATATGAAATGATTATCTATAGACACACCACAATTCATCCATCCTTTAGGGATTACAACGCTTATTGTTTTGAACTTTTTTTTATTTTTCAAAAAACTTATAAATCTTACTAATCTTACTTTTAATTCTTTAAATATATTTTTCATTGTATAATGATACTCTGTGATTTCAGTCATGCAATGATATCTTACTTCACACAATTTCCAACCATCAAGACCTAATTTATTTATATCTTGCAAATTTGGCTCTGTATTCTTGCCTTTTACTTCAATTATTGATCTAATCATAATATAATAATATTAATTGTAAAATAATACTAACTACCTAAAACAAAAGCCCTTAACTTTTAGGGCTTGATTTGTATTGCAAAGATAGTTATTTAATTTAAAAATTCAAATAAATATCAAACATTTTATCCTCTTCATTTATGTTTGTATTTGTCATTTTTGTTGTCTTTACAAATGAGTAAAAGCAATTTTCATTATCTAACTTTTTATTTTCATAATATTCCAAATCAAATTTTGTGAATTTATCTTTTATCGTTGAAAAATTAGCGTATATAATAAATAAATTACCTTTATAGAAGTCGTAAACATGCCCTTTTATTTCAATATATTCTTTTATCCTTATACTATTTTTTGTTACCATTCCATCATCGCAAAAACTAGCCAAATCGCAATCTGTGCACTTTAAATCGTCATAATTATCATCACAATATTGAGATTGTGGACATTCAAAAATTTGTTCTACTTCGTGTCTGCCAATTCCAATTTTGAATAAAACAATGTCCCCCGATTTATGTTTATATTCTTTCAATGGACATTTTAATTTAAATACTAAATCTTGAGAAAAGGTAGAGGTGGAATTTTTGTCTTTAAATTTATCAGGAAAATTTACCTTGGCGAGTTGTTTAAATTGCTTTTTGACGGTGCAATCTTTAACGGCACATTGACCGCAATTTATTGATATTTTAGCCATAACGTTTTTAAAATAAAAAAGCCCAAAAACAACGGGTGAGAGCCGTTGAATTGAGCTTTGTAGGTTTTTATACCTAAAATTTCTTTCTCAAATCTCTCACATTTGATTGATGTAAAGATAGTAAATTTTATTGAATTTAAACTAAAATATAGTTTTTTCTTACATTATTTTAGTTTTATTAAATTACATCATCTTCGTATTCTAGCTTATCAAAATGCATAAAACAATCTGGATTTTCTTTGATAGAATCAAAGGCGTAAGTAATTGATATATTTTGAGGTGCATCAGTATTATTTTCACCTCTTTTCTCTAAAGGCATAATGCAAAAACCGTCTGAAAATTGATATAGAATGACAATATAAACATTAAAAAAAGATTGAAAAAACTCAATTAAATCATCTTGTTTTGATTCTAGATTACTAAGGGCTTTTTCAGCTTTATTTTTTAAAGAATTAAATTTTCGTTTATCTAATTTCATCATCCTTTTTTAATAATTAACTCCCAGAAATTACTAACTTTTTTGAATTTCAACAGTTCACTTTTACTGGAAATAGGCACAAATTCGCCTAGCAAAATCAGTTTTTTATCATGAGAAAAAAGATAAACTTCATTCTCTTTAATTACAAATTCAATAATTAATTCTCGCTTGTTTTCGAGTGTAATAGAGAAAAATACTCCCCCATCTTTATAATATTGAATGACTATATCAGTATCTGGAGAAAATATCATATTAAGTAGCTCACCTACTATCTTTTTTGTTTTAACTTTTAATATTTCAGTCATAATTTTATTTTAAATTTCCTCGTTTAATTTTTTGTTTTAAATAAATAATACTACTTCTAGTTGAGTTCATCGCATTGAAAATTAAAAAATGTTCTTTGTCAGTCAAGCCTTTATTTTCAATAATAAGTCTCACATCTTCCCACTTTTCGCTAGCTTTGTCTGCTATTCTGTACAGGTCTGTTATTATTTCCTGTTTAGTTATTTCTGTCATAATTTAATTTTTAGAATAGTAATATTATTTTAATTTAATTAATTAGATAGTTTTTTAAGTTTCTCATTCAAGCAAATTATAGCCTTTTTTACTTCATTTTCTGCTTCATATTTGCAGATTAGTAAATAAGCTTTTAATTTACTTATTTTTCGTAGTATACTCAATTCGTTATCCATATTTTTTAAGTTTTTTTAAAATGTTTTCGAGTACCGTTCTTATTTCAGTTAATACGTAATAAATAGCCGAAAGTAAGAACAGAATTAAAACAAATGCAAAATGTGTAATCATGGGCTTAGTTTTTTAATTTAAATTTATCTATATTTAAACTATCCATTTCGGACTTGGTAGTCATATCTTCATCATAAAGATAGATAAAATCAGGGTCTAACGGGTGAGTTTTTTCCGCTTGTATTTCCTCTTCTTTTACATGCTTAATCTTAACTTGCTCTTTTGTCGAGCATGAAAAGTTCAGTAAAATTATGACTAGAATTATTCGCATTGAGTTGTTTTTATTGCTTTTGAATTTGCTGTAAATACCGTGTGCAAATATCGCAAACATTGCAGCCAATAGCATATAATTTAGATTAGCTTCGAAAAATAACTGTAATTGATCTAAAAATTTCATAGTTTTATTTTAAAAGGTTTTTATTATCGTGAATATTTCCAATAATTTTTAATTGAATACTACAAAGAGCTTCGCTTATTTCATTTGCAATTACGGTAAAATTAATTGGAAGTTCCGTATGATATTTATCAAGTAAGCAAAAACAGCCACCGCAAAAAGTAACCGTGTATTTTTCCGGAAAAACATCTTCTAATAGCAAAATATCCCCCTCATAAATTTCTTTCCCGTTTTTGTCTTTGAGTCCCGTAAATTGATAATCAATAAAACTTTGACTTCTTACCATATTCGTAGGCGATGTAAATGTAGAGTCACCAATTCCAACTCCCCAAAGTGAAAATCTTATAAATTTTGTCTTATCTTCATTCTCAAAATAAGCTCTTTTGAATTTAATTTCTCTACTCATAATTTTATTTTAATAAGTTAATATTTTCACTTTCTAATAATTGGCCTAAATGAATTTTGAAATAAAATACACCATCAACAGCGCCTAATTCCTTTTCGCCCTCGCCAATCTCTATTTGTTTAAACTCTAATTTCATTCTAGGCATAATTTTACGCATGCCGTTGACAAATTTTACTGATTTGAATTTTTTAAAGGTAGTATGCTCAAGTAAAATATCTTCAATTAAATCATCTATTAAGCATTCATCTGTTATTGAATTAAAATAGCAATCAAACCACCATTGAGGGGTTTCGTGATCATTTTTATACAACAGAAACTTACTACAATAAAGCGGTGTTATATCTCTATATTCAACGTTTTTTTGTCCGCTAAATATCATTTTAAACCAATTGTTTATTAAATTTAAAGTTAAATCTTTCATGATAATATTTTCTTTTTTATGCTTTCTAATGTTACAATTCTTTGTTTAAATTTAAAATAATTTAGGATTATTTATTTCAGTTTTTACATTTTTGTAGTTATTCAAAACATCTTCAATATCCTTGTCTGGGATTTCATAAACAGATTTATATCCTTTGTTTTTTGCTGATGTCAATATCCTTATTACTTGCTCTTTTGTCATTCTTTCGCCTTTATGCTCAAAGCATGACCATGACTTGTTTATTTGATTTAACGATCCTTGTATACTTGCGTCCATGTTTTATTTATAAATAGTTACTACTACAACACCCTCTCTCCAGTCGCTTGAAGTCATAATTCCATCTACTGATTTTTTGCCTAATGCTGATAAATTATGCCATTTCTGAGGCAAATCATACTCACCTTTTCTAATTGCTACAGGACTATTTATGCAAGTAGAACCACTACTGTACCCATTCTTTGAAAGCCATTTTTCTGCAACATGCATACTTTGAAAAGTTCCTTTTTCTTTAAATTCTTTTGTAAAATCTATTTTTCTTGGCATAATATTTTTTAGTTAAATTAAAATTCAAATTTAGTCATTTACTAATTTAAACAACTATTATCTAATATGTTATTAAACACATAATTATATTTTATTCAGGGTATTTTAAAAATAATGGATCAATTCCACATATACATTTTTTTTCTTTAAGTAGTACAGAAGCATATCCGTGATCCATAAAAGCTTTTGAATTAACTGTGCATTCTTTGCCTTTAGAGTGCGTATGCTCTCTAAAAACAACCTTGTCACCTATCTTAAAAGCTTTATTGAATTTTTTAACCAAATCATTATTGTATTTTAATTGTTTGCCGTTCATAAGTTCCAAATTATTAAATATTATTGCATAAATAGTTGTTAAAACTGTACTTAAAATCAAGCTCTCGAATTCAGAATAATATTCTAAGAAAATAAGAGCTTGGTATGTGAGTATTATTGAGTAGAATAATGTCATACACTATCTTTTGAATATTATTATCTTGCTTGAAACGCTAAATTTAGATTTAATATTTTCAGAAAGCTCATTATTTAAATACTTATCTGCTATTATGTTTTCTTTGAAATTAACAAAAATATTTATCCCACTTATTATTATTTGTTTTTCAAAATAATAACTTTTAGAATGAAGAAAAGCAATTAATTTAATCTCAATATCAGTTAAATTATTGCAATATATCCAATTTTGATAAGTATTTTCAACAGCTTGATTTGCCTCTATATCTTCCCACTCAAGAAAGAAATTAAAAATTTGCCAGAAAGGAATTTCACCTACTTTTCTTCTTAATGTGTGACTTTTATTTTCATCTAAGACAAAATACAATTCTAAATTTGTACTAATTAAATGCATATTATTATTTATGTTATGTTACTTATTACTAATAACTTATATTTATATTGGTTTTTTTGTCAGTGTTTTTGGCTTTAAAACATTAAAAATAATTAAAAAAATAGACCATTTTCAAACACCCTGTAATACCAGTATATAAGCCAAAAATTAAAGAAAAACACTAAAAACTTTTATGATTTTTTTGTGTTTTCTACAAGTACTTTTACTCAATAAATTCAAGTAACTTTTTGAAATTATCAATTGGCATTTTTTTGTTGTGAAATTGATTCATTAATGTAGAATATTTTACATTGATTTTTACAGCTAAATATGTTAACTTATATCCACTATTTATTAATTCAATTTTTAAATCTAAAATTGAATTATCATACTTTTTTTTAGAACTTAAAAAAGCGTGCAAAGTTCTATCAAGTTTTAGTTTGCTCATTTTTTAAATAAATTTTAAAGGGCGTTATCTGCATTGTATTTATTGAAATAAATTAAACAAATATAATACATTTTATTAAGAATAACAAAAGTAAATAATATATATTTTATTTACTACGTAAATTGAATTATATAACTAAATAAATAAGAATGTCAACATTACATAAAAGTAATTATGTCAAGTAATTATTTTAGACTATCTTTGTGAGATAAAATAAAATAGAATATACATAAATAGTTAAAAATTTGAGATATGAATTATTTGAAAGAACTTAATAATAAAAACACTGAATTTATTACTTTTGATAAAAACGAACTTATAAGTAAGATAGGAATAAGTGTTTCAGATTCCACTTTGAAAACTTATAAGGTTTCAGTTCAAAAATATATACATTTCTGTGAAAAAAATAATCTAATTGATCTAGCAAGTTCAATAATAAATTATGTTGAATTTTTAATGAATACAAAAAAATTAAAATTCAATACAATTAAATTACATGTAGCGGCTATTAAATATTATTTAAATACTCAAAGTATAAAATTTGATTCAAATGAAATTAAGAACTTAATGAAAAGTGTTTCTTTGAATATTCCTGAAAAACAAAAAAGAATAAAGCAAGCAAAAAGTTTCAGTGTCGAAATGTTGATTCCTATATTTAAAAAACTAAACCATAGAGATAAATTAATTTTTTCATTATTACTATATGGAGCTTTCAGAGTTTCTGAATTAATAAATATAAAAATAGATGATATTCAAAAAACTGATTATGGTTTTGTAATTGAAATTCAAAAATCAAAGAATTTGAAAACAGGCGAAATTTTCATAAAACAATTTGCAAAACAAAATAGTATACTTTGCCCAATCAAAGCGTTAGAAAATTATATTTTAAAATATAAAATTAATGATGGTTTTTTAATTCAAAGAATGAATAAACATAATCAAATAACTGGCAAAGGATTAACACGTCAATCTGTTAGTGAAATAGTTAAGCGAAGGCTAAAGAACCACAGTACTCATTCATTCAGGAGGTCGTTTATTGCAATAGCCACAAAAAACGGATCTACTATAAATGAAATAATGGAACAAAGTGGGCATAAAACTCCAGAAATGGTTATTCATTACGCCAAAGCAGAAAAGAATATAAACAATAACGCAATGAATAATATTACCAAATAATATTAATTTAAACAAAATTGATTAAAACTATCTTTCAACTGGCTAGTTGTTATTATTATAATTAGATTGTAGTTTTTTAAATATGACAAGCTGATATTCGAAATGTTTTTTATTGTTTTTATTTTATTTGTAGATAGTATCATATTTTAAATATTTTGGTTTTTTTCTCAAACAATTCAGTTTCTTCAATACTTAAAGTTTACTCATATTCCCATAAAATACTGCAACAATCTGCACATTCTAGTAGGTTTTCATTTTCTGGTGAGTCTCTATCTTTTAGCATCGCTTTTCATTTTAGAAATTACACTTAATCTTCTTTCATATTCCAATTCCTTAGCATTAAACAATAATTTCAGAATTAAAGGTAACACTTTTAGTTCTTTTTCGTTAAATCGCCTGTCTGAAGGAAATTTAACTTTCAAGCCAAAAGAAGATAAATTCATTGTTTTAAAACCCCTAGCCTGAAATTCTCTGACTACTTCAGTGTTTGTAAATATTTTTTCTTTTAGTCCGTAAGTTAATTTTCTTGAGACTTTTTTTAACGGTTTATTTTTTGCCATTTTTTCTATTTTTACGTTCAATATTGAATCTTATCGACTCAATAAGTTGAACAATTTTGTTTATTATTCTTTGCATGATTTTTAGTTTAATTATACAATTCAGAAATATATCTATTTGTCCATAATTTGTCATAATCTGAAGATGACATTTTTCTAAGCATTTCAATAGCACTTTTGAAATCTTTTACTAGCGAATCTAGTGTTGATACTTGAAAAACACAACCACCTGGCAGTTGGTTTCTATTACTTAAATTATGGTTTGAAATTCTGAACTTAAAAGATCTGTGTCCTTTTTTATTAAAAAAAACATAGTAAGATTCTAGATTTAATCCATTGCTAATAAATGAATGGCTATTTTCTACACTTGCAGAATAGCCAAATTTATCAACAATTCTTAAGAATCTTCTTATTAGCATGAAAGGTGATTTATATTTAGCTTTGTAATACTCTAAGACTAATTCTTTATATTTATGCTGTAGTTCAGAGGGCAAGATGCCACCCTTTAAAACTATCTTCCTTTGAGTATGTAAATCAGTTGAATATACAATCATGATGTTGTTGTTAAATTTCTATATTTTTATTTAAAGGGCTTGCGCCCCTTGGTTTAGTTATTTCCTAAAGTATATTCTCTGTCAAAAATCAAGTCTAAAACTAAGTTGTAGTCTAATTTCATAGCCTCTGCTTGAATTGAAACCATTTTTTTTATTTCCTTTAATCCGAAATCAATAGACTTCTCGTATTTCTTAATATCATCGCTTTGCTCTAATTCTTGGTCTAATTCTAAATTAGTTTGAGATTTTTCAATGTTTTTTTCAATATTTAAAATTATGTCTTTCAATGAATCTAATTCGTTATTTTGCTGAACTGTTAAAGTCATTATATTTTGTATTAAATTGTTAGTATTAATTTCTGATACAAATATACGGACTTCCATTTTAGTAAACAAACATTTCGAAACATTTGTTTACATGTTATAAGACAGAAAAGCCGCAATACGTTTAAATATGCGGCTTTCAGGGGGTTTTTAAGGTTGTTATTTATTTATTTCTTTGTACTTTTTATAAATTTCAATCAAAACAGGGTAGATTATTTTGTTTTTTTTACTGCCAGATTGGTTGGCATTAATCAGTTTATTTAAATATTCCAAAAACTCATCTTTTGAGGGTTCTTTTAAAACTTCGTCAAAAGCTTTGTCTAATTTTTGAATATTTTCTAATTCAGCAACTCTTTTTTCGAGTTTTTGAAGTTTAGTTTCTTTATTTTTATGTTGGAAACCACTACAATTGTGTTTTTTATTAACATCATACACACCACTATAGTCATTTTCGTCCACTGCACAATAATTATATCCCTTTAAAAACTTACAATTTTTACATTTAACTGTTTCCATATCTCAATTATTTTAAATATTTATCAATTGTATCTTTTGCCATATCAAAAGTCCAAACAAAAACAGCCCAATAACCACGTTCTTTAAGCTTATTTATCATTTCGTATTGACCAGCATGTTCTTTTAAAATATCATTGCTTTTCTTCTTAAAAGGGCTTTCAATTTTAACCTCTATAAATAAACCACAACAATAAAAAAGGTCTTTATTTTTACCTATTGGTTTTGGTTCAAAAATCATGATATCTGGAAAATCATTTGAGCTTCTTAGTTTTTTAACTCTCACAGCTTCACCAATGCTCATACGCAAACCGCTCGAGTCAGTTGTAAAAATACATTTCGGATATTGCAAATGCAAATAATCTGTTATTTGTTTGTGTAGTTGTTTTTCTGTCATAACTATTTCTTTTCAATTGCCAAATCATTACTGAGCCAGTCAAACATATCTAAATGCATTGAATAACAATAATTATAAACTTCTGTGTAATTAGAAATATTCTTACTATTGTCGTTTCTATCTCTTTTGTAATAAAACTTTTTCATGAAGTTATCAAAATAAAAGATAAACTGAGAACCTTCATAACCTACAGATAGCCAAACCTCATTTCCAATTAATTCGGCTTTTCTCATGTCTGGAAATTCGATTGCAGCCAACTCAACAATCGGTACAAACTTTTTTCCGTTGTGCTCGATTTCTTGTGTCAGTTTATCTAGGTTGTGAACTTCAGGTATGAAAAACATTGTTTCTAAATCTGAAGGCTTAAGCTCTTTTACTAGAGTTTTGTCATGGTTGTAAATTCGTAAACACGTTCCTAAATAATTCCTAATTTCTTCAATTTTTATTTCTTTTTTCACAGTTTTTATTTTTAATTAACGAACCATATATCACTTGCTCTTTTTCTGTTAATTCTCTAAATGAAGATCCATTCAAATTTGTAACAGAATATTCAAGTCCATCTTTCTTTATGTGACGGCCAAATTCTTTTTTTTGACAATCGTAAACATCTTTTTCAAAAATAACAGATCCTCTGATGCTTGTAATTGTAGTGTAAAATTCTTTATTATTGAGAAATGATTTTAGCTTAAAAGTAACAGCATAACGATTACCAACTTCAGGAATTAAAGGGTCTTTTTCTACTTTGATAACTCTTTTTTTAGGCAAAGTAATAAACTCATCTATTTCAGCTACTAGATTAGTTTTGAAATTATAATTAAGGATAAAATAAAGAGCTTTTAGTAATTTTCTATTGTCTTTTATAGTTGTATCCCCTCTTTTTTTAGAAGCTTTTAAAATGGTTGTTATTTCTTCAAAATGAACATATCCGACATTGTAATGCATATTCGTTTCTTCAACAGCTTCTGAGAATTCAGCTAGTAATTTGCCTCCAGGTATTAGCCAGGCTGATTTATATTTTATTGGTTGCAGTTTCATAATTAAGATTTTGGAACTTTTATTGTATGTCCTGAGTTTGAAGTAATTGTCAATTTACCCTCTTTTTGAGCTTTTGCAACTCTTTTGCCTTGCTTTATTAATATTGATTTTTGATCTTCAAACAAGTTCTCTAAACTGTCAACATAACTTTGATTACATGCGATCCTTTGATTTGACCATTGCAAGAACTTTTCTTGTAAAACTTCATTATCTGTTTTGCTAATCAATTCAACAAATTCTTTTTCAATCTCATTTAGCTTTAGTATTTCTGCTTCATTACTTTCCATATCAATATTTTTAGTTCAAAACTTTTCAGCAAAAATAATCTATTCAAATTGAAATAACTATTTTTACGATATGCTTTGTAACATGTTTTATATTTGATAATAATAGTAGATTATTCAAATGGATAGACTATCTTTGTATCAACAAAAGAAAAGAAATACTAACTATTAAAAATACTCAAAATGGCTAAGTTTATAAAATTATCAGAAGTAAAAAACGAACAATTATTTTCTTTCGGTTATTCAGATACCGTTTACAAAATGATAGAAACTAAATGGATAGGGTTGGATTGTATGGAATACAAGAGTATGATAGAAGAAAAAACATATAGAAGAGATGATTATAAATGCAATTCTAAAGTTCAAATAAGACAATTTTATTAACAATAAAGGGGCGAAAGCCCCAAATATTTAAACTTAAAAAACATAAGGATATGACACATTTTGACCAACTTGAAGAAAAAACACAAAAGCTTTGCGAAGCTAGAAAAAATACAAATGGAAATCTTTCGGAAGACCTGACAATTACTTGCGAAGGTGAACTTTTCTTTTTAACTAACGTATTTAAAGATGGTAGCTTTTTAGGATTCTGGACTCATTCGCCTTGGGGGACTTGCCACGATCAAGAACAGGGGTGGGCTGTTTTTTCAAAAGAAATAAAAATGATTTCTTCTTTTGAAACTAAAACGGGCGGTCAAAGTACTAGTGATGGCTTTGGTGGATTCAGAGAATGGCGAAAAATAGAAACAGAAATTCATGGGAAGTCTAAAAAATTAAAACCTGAATGGGATAATGAGAATTTTTGGAAAATAAGTGGGTGTTAATTTAAATTTATAATAATGGAAAAGTTAGTAATTTTAAGAAAAATAAATTCTCTCAACAATAAGAATTGTGTTGAATTTGGGATAAACACAAAAATAGCAAATAAGAGCCTTTCTTTTATTGCTAAATGCAGAAAAAAAGCAATTTTAATCTATGGTAATGGGCAATCACTAAGATCTGTATTCACAAATCACGGTTTAATATTTAGGTTTAAAACTTTTTCTGAGAATATGGAAAAGGCAACTGAACTAATTAAGTTAGTTGAATCTACAACAAGAGGTGGTGCTCGCAAAAATGCGGGTGCACCTTTTAAACAGCCACGATACAGGCATCAAATAAACGTTCCCGATGCCGTATGGAAGGAACTTAAACTAAAGTATACGACAGCAGAAATCAACGTTAAGATAAACGCATTTATACTTAGTTTGTAAAGGTGCTTTGTAACATGTTTTGAAAAGGTAGTTTGTGAATTATTATGAGTTACTTTGTGGGTAATTTAAGTTGTTTATAGCTAACTAATATATGAATATAATGAGAGAGGTGAAAATAATAAATGATAAGCCAGAAGTTCAGCCAACTAAAGAGTATAAGAAAATAAAAGAGACTGCCGTTGTCTATCTTATGAAACATAAAAATAGCGATGAGTCTCATTTGTGGTATAAAGCACAATCTTTTAATTTCTCTAACGAAAAAAGAAAAGAAGAGTGGCGATGGGCATCGCTCTGGAATTCAATTTGCACTAGTGGGAAAAGTTCTTCACTTGAAAAACTGATAATGGAAACTCTTAAAGAAGGCCATACAGTAATTGAAAGTGGTTTTGATAGCTATATAAGAGGACTTGATGAAAATGCCAAAAGGCTTAAAATGTAGGGTATTATACTTTTTAAAATTACTCACAACAGTTATGTTTATATAACAAAAAAAAGAGCAAACCTCACAGTTTGCTCTTTTTACTATCTAAATAAACTTTAACTCTACTATGAAAAATATTACTTATTTTTTAAATCTTTAACTATATCTTTAACCTTTTCATCTGTTGATTTGCTGAATATTTTTGTTTGATCTACTGTATTTTGTATCTTAATAAGACTAGTAGATATAAATAAATCCATTTTGGTTTGTTTTTCTTCTATGGCTTTAATTCTAAGCTCATGCTCTATCGCCTTATCATTCATAGACCACTGTCTAGCTTCTAAGGTAGTAAACCATCCTCCTAGTATAAATGCTATAATTATAGCATATTTTACGGTTTTAGCTACTTGAGTCTGTGTAAATTTAATAACATTATCCATTACTTTTTAAATATTTTTTTTAATATCCATAATGAAAATATCAAGAATAAAGCTATTCCGTACCAAAAAAATGGATTTGTTAGAAACATATCTTATCTTTTTATTTACAAATGTAAGGTAATTATTTTAATTATCAAACTAAAATAACTATTTTAAACTTTTATATTATCAATTTTGCTATTGTCAATATCTACATTCACTTGCTGCCTTGTATAACTACCTGCTAACGCTGTAATGGCTGCCTGTATTTTTACAAACTCTGCATTGATGGCTGTATTTTGAGCCTGCAATCCACTATCAAGAGGTAAAAATTTAACTAAATTATCACCTTTGCCACCAAATTCAACTGTTCCATCATTTTTAAAATACATTGAAAATACTTCGCTACCTTCTGAGTTTTGAGCAAAGAAGCGAAGTTCACCAGCTTTTGTAATTTCAGAAGTATAAGTATAGCCAAGTATTAGTCCAACTTCTGAATTACTAGTGTCGGAATAAGCCGCTTTCCTGCCCTTTAATGGTTTCGAATCAACACCTTGAGGAAGTATTGCGGTTGCATTTCTCACATCCTTAGTACCGTAAATTAATGTTTTCACAAAGTCCACAACCGCCTCTCTTACTGTTCCTAATATCATTTAAATGGATTTTTAATATTGTAATTATCTAAATCATAAACATCTTTTAAAACGCAAGTTAAATTGTATATTTCACCACTATTTGCATTTCTTGAAATGTCTGTTTGTTCAACAAAAAATAAAGCTGGTTCATTCATTTTTTCTTCAATAAAAATTTCAACAATACTGTCTGGTTTGATAAATTGAGTTGTTTTTATTGGAACTTTTATTGATGCAATTTCAGCACTTAATGCCTTTCGTGCAGCTTCTTTTGACGTAAATCCAGTATCTGAAGTTTGAATTTTAACCATCGGTCTAAATTCTTTACAGAAAGGATTCTTTATTGTAAATTGACCACCATCCTCATTTCCTTCTGAAGCTTGCGGCATTAATGTAATTTCTGAATGCAAAGATTGTCCATTAAACGTTATGCTTTTATTAAACACGCCATTTTCTGTATTAGAATTAAAACTCGCCACAGTCGGAAGTTTTGAAATGTTTGGTCTAATAAATAGTAATTCACCTTTTGCCGTATGTGATAAAGCTATATTTCTTTGATTTGCTAATCTATTTATATAAGCTGCGATTGATTCAGTTATCTTTGCCGTTGTTTGCTTAAAAACCTTATTCATTTGCTCTGTAACAGAACTATCAACAATAAAATTTAAATTAAATGGATTAAGTAAATCAGTAACTAATTCATTGAAGTTAAGGTTGTTTTTTTGTAAAGGATAGTTATTTGGTGAAATATTACAATCTTCTAAAATTCCCGTTTTTGAATAACCTGCAAAATTTTCAACTTCTGGATTAGGTGAGATTTTGAAATTATCATTTAAAATTGTTCCAGTTATTAATAATTCATTATTATCATCAAAAATTTCAACTTTATCATAATTCAATACTTTATCTAAAATATTACTTAATGCTGAAAAGCTGAATGTATCTGCTATAGAATTATATTTCAAACTAATGCTATAGCTCGAAAAATGAAAAAATTCTTTATTATTTATGATAAATTTCATACAGCAAAGTTAATCAATTTTAAAATAAAATGCAAAATATGTTTTGTAGCATGATTTGTAATTGTTTATTTAACGTTTAAATGATTAAATTTGCATATTAATTTCATTAATAAAAAACTTAAATGTGAAACGTTGGATAATACCATTTTGTAAACTGATGATATTTCAGTTTGACTATAGTAGTGATAAATATCAAAAAATAATGTCCATATTATTAGCATGGATAAATTTATTGATAGTGATATATTTGTTTCTTAATTAAAATAATCAACATGGAAAAAAATAAAAAGAATAAGCTTAAAATTGAAGTAGAGTTAAACGTAAATGATAGCTTTAAGAGTGTTGTTGAAGCTTTTAAGGCTTTTGCAGAAAGCAAAAAAAGGATGTTTGGTATTTTAGATGGTAAAAAAGTATTTCTTGTAGGCAATCCTAAAATTGTAAAAATGGGCTTTCTTAGCGATGTTAAGTGGAATGAAGATAAAAAACAATGGATGGTTGATAACTTAGATTATAATAATTCAGAAATTAAATCCTTACGCGATGATTTAAATAAGTCTGAACGTGAAAATAGAGAAATTGAACACGAATTTCTTAAAATAGAATCAAAAGCTAAAGAGTTTGAAAATTTAGCCAATAATCGGAAACTAGAAATTATAGAGTTAAAAGTTGAGTGTTGGGATTTAGTTCGAAAAAATACCGTCTTGATAAAAACTAATGATGAGTATAGAAAAGAGAATGAGTCTCTAAAAAGTAATACTAATAATATAGAAAAATCTAATTCTATTTAAGTAAAAACAACCAATATGATAATATACAAATGTGATAACTGCGGGTCAGAACATGACTATAAAGATAGCCTATTAACAATTGGAACTTTAAATAAAGATTTATTCATTATAAATAACTTGGCTTATTCGAACGGGAATAAGGCTAATTTTTCAGAATTACATTATTGCTCTAAAGATTGTTTTGTGGATGATTTCTTTAAGCATGAAGTTGTTAATGAGTCTAAGGCTGTTGTAAAAATGCCTAGTTTAAATATCAGTAACGAAGATAGTAAAATTGCGTTTATGGGTTGTTTTATTGGCGATTTGGTAAAGGTTCACTTCGAAATAAATAAATCAAAAACATCAACATCTTGTTTTACTGCAGAACTTATTGGAATAAATATTGACAAGCAAATCGTTTATTTTAAAAACACAATAAGAGAATCGGCAGCGGTTAATGAGGGTGATTTTGAAAGGGAGTTCGGTATCATTTCAAGTATGCACGTATTAACTATTAGTGAAATTAAAAACTACAATGACAATATAAAATCCCTCCCTAAACTTAAAGATAACTCTTATTCTTAGGTGAAATAAACAATAATACGCCCTTTTTTAATTATCGAAAGTTCATCAAGCGAAAGAACATTTGCATTAATGAACTTTTGATAATTCTCATCACCTGCACCGAAAAATCTGTGTGCTAAAACAACTGGATTTGAATCACTATCTAAAATAAATTGTCTTTCCTGTTTTGCATTAAATGCAACCTCAAATAAATTAGCTAAAGTAGTATTTATTAAATTATCTAAATTAAAAGTAGTTTCTGGATTTGGCTCGTAATTCTCACTATCAAAAACCGAAAGCATTGAATTATAAATACCTGCAATTATCTCTGAAACTTCTACTATTTCAGATCGAGTTTCATAACTGCCATTTATAGCGACTAATCCAACTTCTGAAACAACAGCCGTTGCGTTTGCTTCGTATAATATTTTTGCTTGAGAGCTACCATCATTTGTAATAAATATGCTTATTAAATTAGCCGCATTTTGAGCTAAAGATGCAATCTTTGCCTTTATATCTTGAATTATTAAAGAAGGAAAGTTTATTAAATTTTGCGCATCCCTCAAATATCCTTCTGCATTAGATACTATATTTTGTGCTGAGCTTGACGCTTTTCTTGCTAAATCTTTTAATATAGCTGCCTGCTCTGCTAGTAAAGCTAATTTGCTATAATTTGATTCAATTATATTTACAGAGCTTAACGCTGGTACTGCCATTTCAGGGCTTGGAATTCCTAAATTTGCAAACGAGCTGCCTATTACAGTTTCATCAATTTCGCTTTTTAAAACTTCAACATCTTTTTTTGCACTTTGTTCTTGAATTGGTAATTTTAAAGGGTTTGTTTCCCATAAAACGCCTGTAATCTTTGAAACATTTGGGCTATTTTCATCAAAATTCAAGCTTAATGGCTGCACTAAATGCTCACCATATTGCGGGTGAGTTAATGTCCACGATCTTGAATCTTTCGAGGATTCAATAAAAGCATTTGCCTGCTCAATATTATCATCACCTTGAAAGTAAATTTCAATAGGAAAGCGTATTCCTGTGTTTTTCTTTCGGTCAACATAAGTGCCAGCCGTTCCGATAAAATCAAAACCTGTAGTGTTAAAACCTATGCTACGTGTTGCTTTTTTCCACAACGGTTTAAAAATAACACCGTCACCTGTTTTTATTTCAAACTGTTTATTTTCTAAATCATTTATCCAACTCATATTGCAAATATACGAAATTTTTATAAATGTGTTGTGAAACATAGTTAAATAATGTATTTTGGTTGGTTGTTTTTGTAATTTCGTACTTTAATTTTAATGTTATGAGTTTTAGAAATATTCACAATTAATAAATAAAAAAAGATGAATAAAGCATTTCAGACTATAAGTGGAAATGGTAAAGGGAATTGCATGCAAGCTGTAATTGCATCCCTTTTAGATTTAGAGATTGATAAAGTTCCTAATTTCGCAGAACATTTTAATGGTGATTGGGTTCAGGTTAGGAATGATTTTTTAGAGAAATATGGGTATAAGGAAATTATCATACTTGTAAATCCAAATATAGAAGGGTGGGAAGTATACAAGGATACGGATATATGCTTGTCTAATCTACATAAATATAAAGGTATTGAAGGCTTCTTTGATGCTTCTGTTGCATCTCCTAAATATTGGGAAAAAGACAAAACTACTCATGCTTTAGTTGTTGATAACAAATGTAATATAGTTCACGACCCTGAGAAAGATTATCAAAGTTTAGAAAAATATCCAATGGCTGATGAGATTGGATTCAATGGGATTAGACAAGTAGTAATTATTGAAGGTATTTAAAATTACTCTATAACGAAAACGACTATACCCAGTTGCGTAAATACAATTAAGACTTAACAAATAGAAAATGACTAAATTTGAAGAAGAATTAAGACCAATACAATTGTGGGTAAAGAATAAATTAGAAAAACGAATACCGTATAGTGAAGTCATTACCATTAACATATGCGCTGCACTTATCAAACAGTATAATACAGAGCAATTGAGTATAGACGCTGTTATGAGTACGTTCAATTGCGAAAATTGCTACGCTCGTAATTTTGACAAAGGTGGATACCCGTGTGTTCTATGTGTGGATTTCAATAAACACAAAGCAATTTAATTACTCAATAACGTAAATATTTAATGCGTTTTAATGCATTTAAATATTGTGTTATGATTACAAATTAACCAACAATGAAAAATAAAAACAAGAAGAAAATCAAACGCAAGAAAGTGATTAAAGAGATAAATGAAATATTGGCTCAAAATAACTCACTAAAACCTTTGTGGGATGATATCACAAGGGAACTAATAAATAAATAAATGAAAAAAATAAATATAACAATATTGACTGCAATAACAGCAATTATGGTTATTATCAATATGTATTCAATCATTAGACATTATGAGTCTAAAGCGATATATTATGAAGGTCTGAGTGACATTAAAGAGCAAATATATAGAATAGATTCAATTAGAGACTCTATGTATCGCACTTACCATGTAACTACTGTTGAATCTTTTAACCATGGCTTTTTAATGGGTCTTGATATATATGAAAATAATGATACATTAACATTTTCGGATTTTTCAGACGCTTCGTTTGTTTATGAAAATAAGATGGATAGTATTTTTAGTTTAATAATTAAGTAAAAAATAAATAAGATTATGCTAAGATATTTTAATGAAGAGATTCGAGATTTATTTATAAAAAGAGGTGAGTCTTTGATTAAGAAAGATAAAGCAAAGCAAATAGAAAAGAAAATCAAGGTAACTACAATAAAACTAGGCAAGGAAACACGTCATTTTAATAATAATCAGACTGTTTTTGTTATTCAAATGACAGGTGATCAAACTGCCCTATGTCGTGGCAAATACAGAGGCAAATATAAATGGTGTAACGCATGGGTGAAGTGGGATAATAATCCTAATTTACATAAAATAAAAGAAATTGAAATTGCAGAAAGTGATTATAATAATATATTTAACGAGCCAAAAATAAATAAACGATATGAAAAAAGGATTTAATGAAATACTAGTCATAGCTAAACACGAACCAAACGGTGCTGCTTTAATGGCTTTGGATCAAAAAATAATAAGTACAGCTCAATTTAAAGAAGATGTAATTATTGATTTGTGGAATAAGATGAAACAAGGCGTTATGGATCAAATATATGTAAAGAAAACAGAAACAAATGGAAGGATTGTGTATTCTGCTCAATTGAGAGCTTTAGTTCCAAATCAGGACAATAACGACAAAGAAATATGTATTACGCATCCACTTTTTAGAGTTAATTTATAAAAACAAAACATCATGATAGCAGTATTTACAAAAACGCAACAACATTTCGATGAATTGAAGTTTTTACCTAAACGAAATTTTATTCGAATATCAAATATAAATAAATTACAATTTAAACAATTTTCGGGAATAATACTTGTGAAAGGGTTCTATGAAGATGAATTAGTAAATGAAGCTTATGAGCTTCTTAGGAATAAACAGCCTGAATTATTCGACCATTAATTAATTTACTTCAAAGCCCGATTAATCCTTTTAACTGCCCGTTTCTTAAAGAATTCGGGCATTTTTTTAACTGCAATATCTCCCGCTGGTTTGATAAATGGTGCTTTGTCCAGTTTGAAAGATTTTTCTTTGCTTACAGAATATAATCTATCAAATTTAATAAATAAGCCTCCTGCTTTATGGTTTGTCTTTAATTTTCGCACCTGCCCAATAACATCGTTATATTGAATATAAGAATTAACACCACCCTTAAAAGCTGCTTTTATGAATTTTTGGTTTGTAAAAGGATTTTTTCCACCTGTTATTTTTCTAGGGTTTTTTATTTTAGTAATTCGCTTTGCTTTTGAAACTTGTTTAAATTTAGAGCTGCCAATTCTAACAGGTGCTTTGTTGGCTTTTATAAATGGTATATGTCTGGTTTTATGCGTTTGCGTTCCTGTTTCTTGAGCTTCCAAAGCGTTACCAGCATTACTTTTACCTTGAATAATTCCCACCTCTGAACTCATTTGATTAATGTTAAAAGTATTGTTTGTTTTATTTACAACAGTATGACTTCTAACAAAATTCTTTTTTCTTATTGTGAATTGACCTCTAAACGTTAAGGGAATTATTGTTTTTTCATAAAAAGCGGCATCGTTTAGAGTTTCTCGCACGGCAACTGGAAAAGCCGATTTGTGAAGTTTTTTCAACTTGTCGCCTAATCCTTTTATATTGTGCGCGTCTATTTTAAAATCTGCCATACTTTAAAAGTAAAAAGCGGGCTTATTTCTAAGCACCGCCTAAAAACAACATATGATTATTTGAAGATATATTTTATCCAAGAAAAAGGAATTCTTTTTTTTAGATAGTCTTTTTTTTTATTTCTGTAACATTCTCTTTCAAAAGATAAAGTACTGTATGCTTTTTTTCTATTAAATGTAAACAATATTCTAATTAAAAATTCAATTATATACAACAGATAAAAAGAAAAATGACTTAAAAGCATCCACCAACTATTCTCAAAAATGAAATATAAAGGAATTAATCCAATTACAAATAATTCTAAATATTGTCTAAAATGTATTTTTTCATGTAATTTAGTGCGCTCTATCAACTCACCTCTGTAAAATACAAAAGGTACTAATGTTATTGCTATTATTACACTATTTTTAAGTATGTTATCTACTCTAATGAAAATCATAACACATAATTCATTGTTACAAATCCTCTATTGTATGAAATCTCATCATAAAATGCATTATCATATGTTCCACCGGCTAATCGGCTTATTTTTATATTGGATTCATCCCAATAGGCAGCCCCAGATAATGCAACCGTACCTGGTATTGTTGGACTTTCACTTATTTTTAAATCTTGACCAATTGTAAAAGCAGGAAAATCAGAATCAGGAAAAATAACAACATCAACACTTCTAATTTTTTTATAGTCAATTATTCCATGTGGGATATTTATTTGTGCTGTGGCATCCATATTCCAATCGCCAATAGTAAACACCTTTTTCAATGTACCTAAAGCTTTTATGGTATCATAACCATTCGCTTCATTATCTGAAACTCCACTTATTGAGATTCCAGATTCTGCAACTAATTTTTGAAAAAATTGGACTATATCCTGATTAATTCCCTCACCATTCAGAGTACCCAAAGTACTCTCTAAATCATCTACTAAATTACCATTTATGAAGTCAGGATCATTTCCTATTCTGGTTTGTTGGCTTAAATTCTTCATGTTGTTTTATATTAATAAAAATTTTAAGTTTTCTATTTTAGTTTCTGTGAAGTCTGCTGAAAGGTATGGAACAGTCCCACCTTGTAATAAGGCTAATATATAAGCAAAATCAATTTCTTTTGCTACGCCGCCTGCCGTATAATATACTAAAAATGTATCTAATGCTTTTAAAATTACTTCATCTGGTTGTGTGAATACTATGTTGTTATTTAAAAATTGATATCCATTTTCTTGAGCTATTATCCCCTGCGATGAAAAATCTGGTATTGTTGGATTTAATGCAGTTCCATCAAATTTTAAAGAAACGTATTTACGAATCAATCCAGTTAAATCATCTGTGTATAATTCAAACCCATATTTTAAATAAGTAAGAGTTTTATTCGGAATAAACACCCTAATACCCGTATGCTGCAATGTAGGTGCGCCTGTGATTTCATCATAAAAAGCGCCCTCTAATTCAGCTAGTGGGTAATATTCACTTACTGTATTATTATCAATACAAATTTGTCTAATTTCATTTTCAGAAGTGACACTAAGCATTTCGGCTGGAGTCAGTTCTGTTTTTAAAAATGCTAAACAATTTAGGTTTATTAAATCTCTATTTAAATAAGCTGAAATTGAAACGGGTGTATCATTATGTGTATGAATTGGTTGACCATCAACATAAAACTTAAAATCATCGGTAGTATCTGAATAAGTCAATCCAAAAATATGAATACCCGCTGTAATTTCTGTAATTGAAGTATTTAGAACTTCTATATTATTCAAGAATAAAATAAGTTTATCTCTATCCTCAATCTCCCATCTAAATCTAAGAGATGACCCTGACTGTCCCCTTAAAAGAATTGATTTTCCTACGTCCAAAATATCAGTTTCAAAAATAAGAGTGAAATTATTTACAAAACTAATAAAAGGTGAAAATAATAAATTTTGTGATCCTGTTATAGTTATGCCGTTTATTCCTGTTAAATTTACATCAAAGCCACTTGTGCTATCAATACCTATATTTGTATCAAAATCAATTCCACCAATTTCATCAAATAAACATTGAATATTTGGTGCTTCGATTGTATAATCAATATTTAAAAATCCAATTGTATGAGCTGGTTTTAATTTTAATATTAACTCTCTGAATTCTTTTTTTCGCAACGGGTCCACTTGCGCTCGTTCACCAAAATTTTCACCACCTATAAAAAAAGAATAAAGCAATCCATTTTGACCTAATATATAATTTCTATCTTTATCTTCATCAATATAATTCGCAATTAAAGTATAATTACTTAATCCAGTATTTCCATAATTAGCACCTCCATAATTAGCACCTCCATAATTTGACGGCACAGGATTAATTGGTGGTGTTCCTAAATTTTCATGCACATAAACATCAAATCCAGCTTTCCGCAATTCACCTTCAATATAAACAGCAGATTGACGACCTTTCACTCCGCCAGGGTATTTCATTTTTCTTGAAATAATAACTTTTCTTTCATCAATAGTTAAAGAACCTCCATTTTGCAAGCCTAAAGTACGCTCCCAGTTGGTTGCGTCCGTTGTAGTGAAATTATCATTATCTGGTAAAATTGAATTTAAAATACTTCTGATAGCTGTATTTGCTCTACTTTCAGAATAAGCTAATCCTAAATGAAAATTATTAAATACGCCCTCAAAAGGCATCCACCACGATCTACCGGTAGGATATAGTTGTTTTGATAATTGTAAAAAGTCGTCTGAATATTCGGGAATATCTTCCTCTATTAATAAATTAAATATTTGTATTTGAAAATTAGCTGAATCAACAACATAATATTTATCTGTATTTGCGTCAAAACTCGTAAAAGTAGGAAAGAAAAAATCTTCTTTTTTACTATCAATAAATACACCAAAATAATCAATATAAATTATTTTATTTGCTTGTGCATCGCAAATAGATAAAACATTATTATTATCTGAAATAGTCAAAGGGCGTTCAAAGTCAACACCAAAGGAGTTGTATAAAAAATTTCCTGTTATATCAAAAAACTTAATTTCTTTATTACCAGTATCTGCAACTACGATTAAATTATCTTCATTAATATCTTCAATTATTGTAATTCCTTCAGGAAAAAATACTCCGTCAAATTCAAAACTTAAAGTTCCATTTGTTTCGTGTGCTTTTATTCTACTATTTTGCTTATCAGTTATAAATAAAAGATTATTAAAATAGAAAATTCCTGTCGGATAATCAAATTCTAAATCACCAGATCCACGCGTGCCAAATTCCGATACAAAAACACCCGTAAAAGTATGTTTTTTAATTCTATGATTTGCCGCATCAGTTATATACAAATGCGTGCCGTCCGTTGTGATTTGCTCAGGAAAAGAAAAATTATCATTTCCAGTCCCATTACTTCCAAACTGACCAACATAAGAACCATCCAAATCAAAATATTGTATTCTGTTATTTTGCTTATCAACAACATATAAATTATCATTCGCAATAACAGATCCAGAAGCAAAAGAGAATTGTGAATTTCCAGTGCCTTTCGTTCCGAATTTTGAAACAAAATCTAATTCTATATTTACAGATAAATTTTCAATCATAATATTATCCAGTCGTTTGCTGTTAAGTCAGTTTCTGTTAGTTGATAATTCACAATAACCTCTTTATTGTTTATTACTGCATCTAAGCGCGCATTTATTAATACATTAGTAGGCCTTTCTTTATTGCCTAAAAAAATGGCTTTTTTTAATAAAGAATTAGTTAAACTTTCAGGCATTAATAATGTTGGCTTAATCCAAATAAATTTAATATTTACAGGCGCTAAACCTTCGCGCGTTACAACTTCACCTTTATTTAAATATGGTTTTATTTCAGAATATTTCATTGTTTACGGATTCGTTAAATTTCTTAATTTTGGAATATTGCCTAAATCGAATTGGTAAACCGTCAATTCATCGTCATTAACAAACATCTTAACCTCACCAAACGAAGCACCAGCCGCTTGTGTTATGCCAATTATTACATTTATAATTGCAGACGAATATAATTTATCTGAATTACTATCGTTGATATCATCAGCACCGTCAATAAATGGCCTTATCGTAAATAAAAAAGCAATAATAGCACTTTCTAAACTACTCAATAAAGTAGGATCCGATAAATCAAATATTTGAACATCTACATTATTTAATATAATTGGTAAGATATTCCTTCTTGCAGTTGCTGGTCTACGCCCTCTATCTTCATTTGGTTTTGTTGTATCTGGATCTTTTTCAACAACAATTTCAACTTCATCAAGCATGCTTTGTGGTGGAATTCCAAACCCACTTACCGAACTTTCGGGATTTGCTTCTACGTACAAATCAATCAAGCCAGTATCACCATCTTTTACATAAGGATACGACCTACGAACGCCAGCGGCATCTGTTGACCATAGTTGGTAGTCAACTTTAGCTCCGCCCTGTGGCTCTTCCCTTGCGGCTGCCTCTGCTTTTAGTTTATATTCAGGTATACTTTCGGCATTAACCGCTCTTTCTTCTACGCTTGTTACTATTGCGAAATCGCTTGTATTTAAAAGCGGGGCAGTGGCTTGTAACTCATCATTAATTTCAAGCCTTGCTTCTGTACCTAAATCCAAAGCTCTAATTAAAATTGTTCCTGTTTCTTGTGTAAATGTAAATTCATTGTCTAAAATAAATAATTTATTTGGGCTTGTAGATTTATCGTTTAGCGATTTGTAGGTTGTATTTTCAGGAATTACAGCGCCAATATTTCCAGTTACAGATACATTATATTCTCCTGCTGTTGCAGGAAATGGTGGACGTCCTAAATAAAAAAAACCTAATCTTTCAGTCGAGCCACCCAAACTTTCAGGACTTGATGTATCAATAAAAATATTATCATAAACAAAAGAGAGTGAAGTATATAATATCTTTAATTTTGCTGCCTGAGTTAGCGCAAAAGCATTTAACCAAACTTTACCGATAATAAATTTCAAACCTAATTTATTGCGTAAATCAGTTAAAATACTACTTAATAATTCTGCAAAAGTTGGTATATCATTCATTATTGTTGATTTAATTCTTTTCTTGTTCCATCCCAAATAAATTTCACTTTTACACTTTGTGAATTTGGCTCTTGTAATTCTACAATTAATTGAAATTTATTAAATCCAATTAAACTTCCTGCTATTGCAATATTAGCAATTTCACTTAAATACTGCAAATCTTTTTTTGCCGCTGATTCAAGTTTTGAAATTCCTGAGCTATTTAACGCTACTTGATTTAATGCCTTTTCAAATTCTGAATTAAATTGATTTTCTGGAGTTAAATATTCGTTGCCCCAAAAATCACTTCTTTCATCAAGTTCATTAAGATTTTCAGTTGTTGACTCTTCTACGTTCCCACCAAACAAAGCCAAATAAACCTGATTGTGCAAGCCTTGAGAAACTTTTAAATCATCGTTCACCAATTCAAGCTCACCTCCATTAAAAGATTCAAATATGAATATGTCTGAAATTTCTTCCATTATTGAAACGCCATTGTATTCGTTAAATTAATATTCATTCCGTTGTCATTAATTAATTCAGCTTCATTTCCTGTATTATTATTGATATTTAAAGTTGAGCTTTGTTTCTTTTCTTGAATAGTTCGCTCTGTTCTTACTTTTTCTTTTGTTGCATCGGCATTTAGTGGTTCTCCGCTTTCGTCTGTTTCTAAATTAACGCCCAACTCTTCTCTGAAAGATTGAATTCCATCAACTGCCCTTTGAGCAAATTTTCCAACACCAGGAATGTTGACTAGTAATTTAAATACTTGCTGAAGTGGCATCAGTATAGCATCTAATATAGTTGCACCTATTGCTTTTAATCCAGATAATATTCCACCCTCTGAAAAGGACTCTTTAATCATATCCCAATTTCTTCTAAAAGATTGAATCATTGAAATTATCAAACCTAATGGTCCTAAGAATAAAGCCAAAGCAGCACCCCAATCATTCCATTTGTTTATTATCAAAATAACCAAAGCTACCATTGCAGCAATGCCTAAAATAATTAAAGTTATAGGTGCTGTTAATATTGTCATTGCAATAGCACCAGCCGACATTGCAGCATTCCATAACCACTGAGCCGCTGAGACTATACCTAAAGTTATGGATTGAGCCACAAGCGCCACCTTGCTCGCATTAGCTGCCACTGTAGCTCCTTTTGTTAGTGCAATTGTAATTCCACCTACAACGTTGTAGGCTATTGTGGCTATCTTTGCTGCAAGCATTATCGCCTTGAATACAACAAATCCAATTATTAAATTCTTAACTGTTTTTAATAAAAACAAACCAGTTTCTGCAAATCCTCTTATACTTTTTTGAGCATTGGTCATTTTATCCTCAGCGATTGCCGTTCCAGTTGCAAGTGCTAAGATTTCAGAAATGACATCAACTGAAGTTTTTAAAAATTCACTAAAAGCACCATTTCCATCTTCTAAAGATAGAATGAAACCTGCCCATGCAGAACCTAATAATGTTAATTTTCCAGTTAGGGTATTTAGTTGTTTTTCTGAAGCTGTTATGGCTATTATTGATTTTCCCGCCTTGTCGGAAGCTTTACTAGCTTTTAAAAGAGAATCGCTCAATGCGTTTACTCCTTTTAGATTTTTAGCTAAAATAACAGCACTTACGGCACCTCTTTTACCAAACTCATCATTTGCAGCTGTTAGTTTATCTTGATTTTTTTGTATTTTTTCTAATATTTGTTCATAATTTAAGCCTTGTGCAGCACTTTCAATAAATATATTTCTTAATGCAGTAGATGAGCTGCTCGCATCAATGCCAGCATCCGATAGCTTTCCAAGCAAGGCTGTTAGTTTGTTGAATGGAATTCCAGCGGCATTTGCTGCACCTGCAACAATTGGCAATGCTGTCTGTAATTGCTCAAAATTTAAAGCACTTTTTTGAGTGGCCAAAGTCATTTGATCGATAATGCTTGGTGCATTTATACTTTCAAAATCATCAAAAGACTTGACCATTGCACCGACTAATTCAGCCGTATCAGCAAGCTCTCCTTTCATTGCAATAGAACCCGCAATGGTAGCTTCAGTCATATTTACAATTTCAGGACGTTCAAATCCTAATCTTGCAAACGCCTCCTGCAAACCGACAACCTCCGTTGCTGTTTTTGCTGTAATTGCGCCAAGCCTTTTGGCATCGTTGGAAAGTATCTTAAAATCAACTTCCGTTCCGCTCGACATTACGGAAGACAAACTAGCATTGGCCTGTTCAAAATCCGCAAATATTCCTATGAGTGTTATCATAGTCATACCAAGCGCCAAAACTCCGACTTGCAATCCCAATTTCCCGATTGATTTAGCCACATTTGAGACCATACGCTTACTGGCCATATCAACTCTTTTGAAGTTCATGACAGCCTTATTTGCAAAATTAGTCGTGCTCATACTCATTTTTTTTACGACTTGAGTAAAGCGGTCTATTGCATTAAATTGCGTTGATACTATTAATTTAGTAGCCAATTCCCTGTCCTCCTGCTTTTGTTATTTGTTTATTATATTCAATAAAATCATTGTACCAATAAAAAAGCCCGAAAGAATCCAAATCATCTATATATAATTTTGAAATTACTTCGGGCGTCCATTTATATAATCTTGCAACTGATTTTATTGCTACATTTATTTGATGATCTGAGTAAAGAAATATTATTGAGGAAAAAAAAGGCCTGCAAGCTTCATAAGCCTATCAATATCGTCAAAAATAAACTTTTTTACGAAGGCTGGATTTGCCCCTGTCATTAATGCGAGTAGTTTTCTGTTCTTAAAAACGTCCGTTCCGCTGCCTTGTGTCAATTCCATATCTTCATATCTAAGCCTAGAACCTCTAAAAGTAACATGACTTAAAATGACACTTTCGCCTTTCATTATTGGTTGCTCTAATTTATAAACCATTTGGCAATCGTCATTTAAAATAAAGTCTCCATCTATCATTAACTCTACAAAATCCTCTTTTGGGCTTGTTTTTTTACATTCTGGAGTGTCATCTTTTCCTCTATATTCAGACAAAGCTTCGATTCTTTTTTCCCTGAATTTGAGCTTTTCACATAGCCTTGCAAATTCTGCTTCAGCTGTTTTAATATCAATTACCTTATTATCTTCCATGTTGTTTTTATTGTTGTTTTATGAAATCAATTTAAATATAGGAGCTGTTATTTTTAGCGGAATTGTTCCTGCTTGATAATCTTGTTTTACTTCACCAACTACAGCTCCGTTTCCGCCCCATATGTCGCCGCCTACATGTTCAAAAGTCCAATCCGCTTTAGCAGAACTAGCGGCTAAGTCATTAAGTTTTTGTAAATCACCGTCCCTTCCTAGAATAACAGCTTCGAACGAGCCTAATTTTCTGACTTTTTTTGTAATTTGAGTACCCTGTCCACCCACATCATCATCATTGTCTTCAGTCCTATATCCGCCAGGTTCTAAACTCCCAGCTTCAGAATCTTTAATTTCAAAATTCCCAGAACCTAATATTGGATGTGTAAATGTCGCTTCTATAAATCCACCTGAAACCATATCTTATATATTTTTAAATTGTTTGACTTACAAAGAAAGATACCTCCGCCTCTGTAGAAATTACATCGGCTGTTTCGGTAATCTTATAACCTCTCTTAATGTCTAACCTTGAAGGATTAGATCCGAGTGAAACAGTAATAGAATCGTCTGCAAATTCTAAATCAGTAATGAGAGCTTTTAAATTTAAATTCTTATTATGAGAAATAACCAGCTGTTTAACCATTTTTAAAGCAATAGTATTGTCAACTGTTGAAGCTTCACCATCTTTTAAAATGGTCTTTCCTTGAATGCTTGTTTCGACAATAATACGCCATTGATACTCAACATTCCAGTGAATGTTTAAGCTTCTGGATTTTCTATAAGCTGGTGGATTTTCACCTTCCGGATGGTATGTTGTGAAAGGATCTTCAACTTTGTATTTTTCGTTTACTAAACTAACAGTTGAGCATCCTTTTTGAGCTAATTCATTACGAACTAAATAATCTTTCATTTCGCCAATATCGCCATCGCTCGAAATTGGCATATCTCTATAGGAAACACCTCCGTTTGTTGAGTGAGGGTCTTCTTGCCATTGACTTGCAAAAGTAACTGCTAAGTTTGCCGCTGCTTCACATTCCCAAGCTTTCGAGTTTGGCGCTTGTGCAAATTCGTGTGTAACTTGGTCCTTTCGTGCTGCCGCATCGGTAATAGCAATTAAAGCTGCTTCTGTAGATAATTTTAATCCTGTTAAACAAATAAAAGGTTTAAAATTAGTTGCATTATAACGCCCTGTAGGATTTTCTTTATCCGGCACACCGTTAAATGTTTCGTAAATTGCCAATGTAGCCGCTTCTGAACCATAAGGATTAGTTACGATTGTATTCCAAACTGAACCGAATAAATCTAAAGAAGTTTGAATATCCGCAACGCCTGTTCCAGCAACAACCGAAACTGCGGCATAAACCATACCCGCTGAATTTCCATCAACATCAATTTCGATACTTAAATCAGCTGAAGTTTCGCCTTTCCATTTTGAAGTAAAGTCAATGTCAGTTGCATTTTCAACTGCTGTACATGGTGCTCCTTGAACCGCTGAAATGGCATCAATTATTTTTTGTCTAACAATTGCGTCAGTATCGCCAGAAACTACACTATAAGAGTAAGGTTTGCCGTCTAAACTTTTACGACCATTTACAACTAAAAAATGTTTAGCGTTTGCCGTTGCCGTTCCTGTTACGCCTAATGTTGCAACAGTAGCAGCAGCCGCCACCTCTTCAATTTGTGGATAAACAACAGTTTTTACTCCGCCTAAAACATTGCTGTTTTGAGGTCTTAAAATTCTTGCTTGTTGATGTAGTGGTGATCCATACCCATACTTGTCGCCAACTTGTTTCGCTGTCGTAAAAGGGAATGGTGCTGTGTCAAACCCTGCTTGATCGGCTGTATTTCCTTCGCCAAAAACAGCAATTCTCTGAGGTAAATTTTCAGGAACACCTCCGCCTGGGGCTGGAAAAAATGAATATCCAATTATTCTACTTATGAAATTATCTGGTAATGACATATTTTTTTATTTTTTTTATGTATTTTCAACTACTGTTAAATAGCCTTGTTCGCTTGTTCCTATACTAAATCCACTATCAGACCCTTCGCTTATAGTTGGTATTTCTGTTCCGTTTGATTCTGAAATTATAACACTGAGTTGTATTTCGCCTACCGTCATATGCCTTGAATCGCCTTGTTGTGGTTCGCCAATTCGCCATGAATCTACAGAAACTCCGCCAACAACGCCCTTTAAATTTAAATATTTATAAAAAGGATGTTTTAAAATAAATCTTAAAACACCTATTAATTTTTCGCAATCTAAAGCCGACTTTTCATCACCTTTTTTTATTGAGGTACTGTCAGCACTTGTATAAGCTACTATTAAATATTTTACTTTTCCTTCAGACTCAGTTGCTGAATTTTTATCGTAATCAGCGCTATCAGTCGTTATTGTAATGGCTGGTAGTGTTGTTTTGTCTAAAGAAATCCTTCTTTCTAAAAAAATACTACTTGGATTAAATAATCCTAAACCAGTTTGAGCCAATTGTTCTGTAATCTCATCAGTAATAATAATTGCGATTTGATCGCGAACTTTCTCAAAATTTTGCTCTGGAATTGGAAAATTTATTTTAGCCATTATGGTTTATAAGTTCCTAAAGTTAAAACAAATATACCTAAAGTTTCAGAAGGAAAAACACTATCAATTTGATAAGTTTTAACTACTTGATTTACATCAGCATAAGAAACTAAAACATCAACTAAATTAACTTCATTATTTCCATTTCTTGTAGGAAATTCCGCATCTAATAAAGTTTGTTCACTAACCGAAACATGTGCATTTTCTGAATTTATTGGTACACCTTCATCGTTAAAATCCAAATGATGTCTACTAGCAACTGCTTTCACTGTCTTAACTATTGAACCATTATTAAAAGTTACATCAACAGACCAATCATTTTCCAAGATTTGTTGAGCGTCAGAAACTGCAATTGCTAGTAAATTCATTTTTATTTTTTAGCTACTGTTTTTTTCTTATCTTCAACTGGCTCTAAAAAACCAGCTTTTGCAGCGCTTTCAACTTCTGCGGCAAATGCTTTGTAATTACCTTCAGTATCGAAAATTTGAGGATTTTTACAATCCTTCTTGATTAATTTATTCCCAATTACTACATTAAGGGATTTTAATATATATTTTGGCATCTTTTTATATTTTTATAATAAAAATAGTCTAAAATTAATCAAACTATCTTTATTTTTATTGTTTAAAATTAATTACGTTTCAACTTGCATTGTGTAAATTTGGTCAACAGTAACAGGGATAGGGCATGGTGCCGATTGAGTTCTAAAATTGTGAGTTAAATCATCATCGTTGATATAATCATCAATAAGAAAATCACCTGACATATTAACAATTCTACTTTGTCCGTCAGAATCTTTGAATTTCTGAGGAACAGCCGCAAATGTTAGTTCAAATCTAGTACCAGTAGAAGGAGTTGTAATAACTTTTTTATCTGCTAGATAGTGAATAAACGTCAAAGCTTCATTTTCATAGCCCTCTTCATAAGTCCAAAGATCAAATAACCACGAACCCGCTGAAAATCTACCATGATAAACACCACCGACAGCATTGGCCTGAGGTGTTTTAATGTCAACAAGTTGAACATTTTGAAAATTAGCGTTGTCTTTAAAGAAATTCGATTTCTTAAAATTTACAAACTCGGCATTTCTCATTTTAGTATTAAACAACCCAGTCGTAGTTTTCCCTTTTTCTCTTAAGAAAATTGCAGCGTCAATATATTGTTGTTCAATATCAGCAGTGGGATCAGACCAATTGTCGGCAGAATTATCCACCATCGAACCAGCTTTTCTTTTAAAATCAATATCAGTCATCGCATTTAGTGACATAACACCAGTTTCAAAAATTTGAGCGCAATATAATTCAATTCTCCTTGTAATTGTATCTCTAATGTCTGAAAACTTTTCGGCTGTTTCATTAGCCAATGCAATCATATTTATTGAATTAACATCTTCGCTTTCACCAAAAACTCTATCGTAATTTTCTAAAGCTTGTTGGTCGAATTCTCTTTTAAAGTAAGGAGGCAAAAAATTCTTTTCAGTTGATTTTGTCCACTGAACACGGTCTCCCGTTTCTCCTCTGAGAATATCAACAGCTATTTTTTCGAAGCTTCTTAATACTTCTAAGCTTATTAATAAAGAGTTAGCAATTATTACCTTAAAAAACGATTGTAAAAAAGTTTTAGCAGGAACTTGCTCTTTATATTTTGCTAAGTAGAAATTAGTAAAAGGACCCCTAGCTTGGTTTGTTGGAATTGTAGTCATTTTTTTTAAATTTTATTGGTTATCTACACCAGTCATTTCAGTACTTGGAGTTAAAATTAAGCCTAAATAATTTAAATAAGCTCTTACGGTTCTTTGAAATCCTGCGGGACCCACTAGAGTATCTAAGGTTGTAGCATCGCTAAAGTTAATTAGATTTTCATTAACTTTGCCTTTGTTTACAAATTTTAAATCTTGATCAGTACCATCAACAACAGTAACATCGCAATGTGCTATTCCAAAAGGAATTTCAGAACCATCACCAGCGCCAGCCTCTAACGGAATTATTTTTAGAGTTGCAGCAATTTGTCCAACTACAATACCTTTCGGTAAAACTACATCGGCACCAGAAGCGGCAACATTTCCACCATCAAAAAAGTTCTTACCTAGTAATATTTTTTGAGTATCTCTATTTGTAATATTCGGATTAGACATTTTTAACCTCCTCCTTTAAATTCAAACCAGCTTTCACTTCTTTATCAAAAGAGTCCGCTTTAATTTGAGCTTCTGTTTTGTCTACTGCGTCAGAACTAGTCTGAACGTCTTCAATTTGATTTTCTGTCGAAGCTGTTAAATGCCCTTTTTTAAGTGCAGAAACCTGCATTTTAGATACATCTAATTGATTCATACTTTTGCCTGATTCGATTCCAGCTTTTACAGCTACAGAATCAACTTCTTGCCAAGCATTCCAAGCCTGAACTCTAATATTCTCCCCCTCTACACCTATAGCTTCGCCTTCTGCAAGAACTTCAGCGAATACCTGAGGGTATTGAGATTTAAATTCTTTTTTATTCATTGTTTCTTGAGTTGTATTATTATTGTTTGTAATTTCTTTTTTTGATTCAATTTTTGTTTCAATCACTTCAATGTCTTCGATATCTAAAGAAGCAGCAAATTTCAATTCCATTTCAGAATAAATTTTGCTTTTTAAAGAAGCTGTTCTTAATGCTTTTTTAGTTTTAGAATCTAAAGGCTCTATTTTATCAATAAGCTTAATTTTTAAAGCTTCTTTTGCAGTGAAATAAAAATCAAGACGTTCTTTTGCTTCAAATATTTTTGAAAATTTAACGCCTTTCATTTCTTCAAATGCTTTTACATCAATTTTTGATTCTAGTTTTTTCCTAAAATCTTTGTTTAGATTGTCAAGCGAAACTTGCTCTTCATCCGTAGAAACCCAACCATCAGCTCTATGAATCATAAATTGAGCTAAAGGTGAAGAAATCACTTCATCAAAATAAGGTAACATAATTACACCCATCGAAGCTACAATCCCATCAGGTCTCGCAATCTTTTTTCCTTTATGCTCTGTAATTACCTTTATCATAGCATTGCCAGAATAAACACCACCTCCGCCTGTATTTAGACGGACGACTAAGTCTTTATCTTGATCGGCTGCCATAACTTCCTTAACAAAAGTTTCAGCTACCCAGCTATAAATACCCGTATATAGTAAAATTACGTTTTCCATTGTTGCAAATTTAGTGAAAATGTTTTAAAACACAAAATTAAATTTGTTTTTCTTGATTATTTTGTTTTGGAATTTGCATTTCTGCAAACTTTGAAATCGTTTTTGGGGCAAAAGCAGCCGTTAAAATTAAGATATGAAACTCAAAATTATCAAAACCACCTGCAAAAACTACTTGATAAGTGCTTATTACTATCCAAAATAGTAAAATTATCAAAGTATTTAACCTTGTTGAACTTTTATATCCTGGTCTTGTTTCTAAAAAACCTGTTTTTTCTGACATAATTTATATATTTATCTTTGTCCTAAGAAAATAATTTCAAAACTCATATCGCTAATTGTAGGATCTCGATCTGAGCTTTCATTTTTCATTCTAAATGAAATATAATCACCAACTGCACACTCACCTGTAGCTATTACTGTTGAGTTTCCGACTGCAACAGACGTAGTTGACCTACTTACTGAATTAATTGCTTCATTATTTTTAAATACAGCTATTCGCCAAACATCCGACTGATTATTTCCAATATAAGAGCTATTAAAAGCTATTGTGATAAAACCAGCAACATCAACTCTTATACTATCTCCTATTCTTGTGTATCCAATTTGCTCTACCAACGCCATGGCTGAAATGGGTATTTTTACATAAACATCCTGAGTAGCCAATGCCAGTATTTGATTATATTCTGAAGTGTCGCCAGAAATGTGAGGAGAAGGCGTTAAATTTGGTGCACCTGGATTAATGAAAATTTGACCACTGTCAGCATCTGCATAAATAATTTGTCCTAGCCTTCTACTCCATTTTGGTGGAATTGGTGGAATATCTGTAATAAGTCCATTTGAACCAACAAAAATTTCAACTCCATCTGAAAACGATGAGAAATCAAGGTTATTAACGGGTCCTAAAAGTGTAACTATTCCATGTTTATTAGGTGGAATATCCACCGTAGCCATAGCGACACCTGATAAACTATCAAGTGATCCGTTACCAGCTTTCGCTATTGTTGGTATAATTGATCCATTTTGAAAACTACCAGTGCCACGAACCACCGTACCATCGAAAATGGTATCCGCGGTGTTGTTATAAACTCGAATTACAAATTCGTATCCTAATTGGTGCGTAAATCCCTCGATATCATTAGTAAAAGTTAGCGCTTGTGTGAAATTTTCATATTGTAATCTCCCATTTGAAAATGTAGAAATGTCAATTGGATTGAAAATAATACTATCCAAATTATCTAAACCTTCACCTTCGACATATAGCAAACGCCAGTTATTGTCATCTATCCAATTTGCTTCTAAAACATTTACGCCTTCAAAGCGCTTAGATACATAACGACCCGTTTCAACCCAAGTCACAACCATTCCTAAAGATCTTTTATCTTCTGGAATTGCATCTCGTGACACTTTTGAGGTTACTTGTTGATAACCACCTCTTAATTGATCTGTATAAATTAGCGCTTTTGATGAATCAAAATGCTCTAAATTTTCTGGAAATTTCTGTTGGCTATTCGCTTTTTGTAGGCTCAGGCTCAATGCCAAAACCAGCATTATCAATAATTTCTTGCTCATTTTTCGATTTTTCTATATTTGTGTTAAATTCACCTGAATTAATAAATTCCATTGCTTGTTCGACTGTTTTAAGCGGAACATTTGCGTATTTATCGCCTAATAATGTTCTTAATGCTTTAGCTTCTTTTAGCGGGTCGATATGGTCAACTGTTTTTCCTGTAAATCTTGCTTTTCTAAATGCTGCAAGCTTCATAAAATCACCACTAATTAAAGCCTCAAAATATCCATCAACTTCAATTTTTCCAGTAATTATTTGAAAATCCAACCAAAAATTATAAAAAGGTGAGTAGAATTGTCTATTTAAAAGAATCATTCTATCAACCATCATTTTATATTGCCATGCCATTAATGCAGCTCTACTTGCTGAATAGCTGCCTCCAAATTTATCAGTCGCAATTTCAGGCGGCATTCCAAACGTAGTATAAAGAACACCTGAATTAACGCCAAAAAATTTCTCAAAATTTATATCTGTTCCTTGTTGAGTTTTCTTTAAACTGGCACCAACTGGCAAGTTATAAACACGCCTTTTTGTCGAGAGTGCTACTTTTGGAGCTAAAGCTTCACAATCTGCATAGCTATCTTGCATTTGCTGTACTCTTTCAGTACCAGATGATTGAGCTATTAGTGCATCATTAGGATCTTCACCATCTGAATAACTTTCATGCTCGAAAGTAAAAGGAACGTTTGCCAAATCTTCAGCGGCTGTAATTGTAGCATCTTTGTATCGGTCTATTTTTGCGGCTGTTTCAAGTAAAACGGCTAACAAACTTAATCCTCTTTTACTGTCAAGTTTATATTTTAATCCCAAAAATAACCAAGCTTGTTTCCTTCCTGTTTTTTGGTGTTTTGCTAAAATTCTTTGTGAGGTAAAATCTTCTTGCATTACATAAAATGCAATTCTTTCACCTCTTTTATTAAATTCAATTCCTTCAATTATCTTATTTCCACGCTTTGTGGCTTGTGTAAAAAATTGACTTGAATAAATTGGATTTTTAATATGTCCACCGTCAATTATTTGCATTGTCGCTTTTCCGTCAATAAATCTCGAAACACAAAGCACATCACCAGCCATAACGGCATTTGTCAGCGCTTCGGCTGCAATTGCATGTAACGATTCATTATTAGAATAAGAGCTTTCCTCTATTTCTGCAAATAAACGGAAATTAGTCTCTACACTCTTAACATAAGCTTTTGTTTGTTCGGGTGTTAATCCTATTAATTCGGGAATTGGTTCAGCTTGTAATTTCAATCCTTCGCCAATTATCCAAAGTACATATTTTTTAACTACATTTTGGATAATGTCAGTTTTTATATATGCTTCCCAAGTTCTTTTTCTTATAGTTTGATAATCTAAAAAGAAATCGTAAGCATTGCCTAACTCACCCCAAGTTTTTTCACCGTTAAACGGGATTCCAATTAAACTACTATAAGAATGATAATTTGCAAGGATTTTTCTTTTTCGAGGTTGTTTGTTAGAGATATCAATTTCCAAATTCGGCTTATTATTAGTTTTCAATTTAACTAAATCTCTAGTTTTTTGATTAGCTCTTTGCCTAGCTCTATCAATTGCTGCTTTATTTTTCTTACCTCTACTCATGACAAACCACGCCTCCCTCGCATTATTGAAACTCTACCTTTTAATTGGTTTTCTATTTTTATAGCTTGTTTTTCATAAGCTTCAATTGCTTCAGCTAAAATAGTAGGATTATTATATTTTGTAGAAATATCAACTTGTCCATCATTTATTTTATATTCTGCAATATTAGATGTTGCAATAACTTCAATTTGCTTATCAAGCAAACCGTCAATAATTAACCTAATCTTAGTTAATTTCTCAACTTTAGTTGTTGCGCTTTGTATAAATTGTGGAATTGTACATGACATATAGTTGCAAAAATAATTTATTTTATTGAATTTTACAAATAAACAAATGTTTTTGTGTGTTTTTGAGCATGTTTTTGTGTTTTTGGTGTGTTTTTAAACATAATCATAAATAGTATATTTAAATTATTAATGATTATTTTGCGAGTAAATAACGAAAATACACTGTTGAATTAATAAAGTTAAAAAATGGAAGAATTATTGATAGCTATAAAATTAAGAAGGAAATATAATAAGATGAAATTTTCTGAATTTATAGAAGAATTTGAAAAATGGGCTAATATTAAGGTTCCAGAAAAAGCAATAAAAGAATGGCAATTTTCAGGATTGAATAATGTTGATTTTTTAACTTGTGAATATTTGTCTGATTTTGGATTGAATATTAAAATTTGTCCTATTTGTGATATTTCTATTTTGCATAAAAACGGAAATTGCAAAGGATGTGCAAAAGAAATTTGCGTATCTTGTAAGATAGAAGAAAAGAGTTTTGGAAGTGACTATTGTGGTAAGTGTATAGACGATGGAAATTATAAATAACATTTAATGTGTTTTTAAACATAATTTTGGTATTGATTTATTTGGTATATTGCAATAAATTTAAAATAAATAAAATGAACCTTACAAAAGAACAAAAACAAGAATGGGATCAATGGATGTTGGAGCGTCCTGAAAATGTTAAAAAAGTTGCTGAAAAAATAGTTCCTTGGAAAAAATACAAAGATAAGAGAATTAAAAATGATATTGGCAATAGATATAACCCTTTATCTTACGATGAGCAAGAAGATGGATCGGTTAAATTAACATGCGAAAAAACAAATGAGCAAATGCCATTTTTAGGTGGGCATGGTGTTTTTGGAATGTCACCTGACGATTTAATTGAGGCTGATTAACCATAACATTCACATTCAGTGCGTTTGAATGCACTAAATTTGAACAATTTTACAAGGACGCAAAAGGGATTAAATAAATCTAAATAAAAAAGAGCTTGATTAATTTCAATCTCTTTCATTATTTCACTCTTCTATTTACCAATTCAACATAATCACTCCAATTTTTATCTCTTAACTTCATTCTTTTAAATAGGTTTTGTATAAATATTTCTCTTATAGCTAAATTATAAACCGCACAATCCCAAAAGTGATTTGGTGAAGATGTGCTTTTTTTACCACCTTTACCTACTCTAATCCATACCCAACCAATAGCCTCACCGTCCTCATTTTCTTCAATGACTTTTTTTTCATTTTCGTATTCAGCGAAATATTTAGGCGTGTATTTTTTGGCGCCAACATCAGGATTAGGAAAATTAATAAAACCAGCCGGCTGTATTTCTGTATTTCTATCCCAATTCAAAGCAATTCTTTCAGCTAAATTATCTTTTATCAAATCAACTTCTAACATCCATGAACGAGCGTGCTGTTTTGAAGGTTTAAACCATTTTTGATCGTTTCCTTTTTTCTTGAATTTTTCACCACCTTCACCTCTCAAAGTTACTACTTTGTGTTTATTTTTGTTGGCGAATTCAATTGCATAAGTATCCAAATAACCAATGTCAACTCCAAACATTCCTATAGTTCGTTCCTTGCCATCTTCAGTTAAATAAACTTTGTCAATTATACTCTGTAATTTATCCCATATATTGTTTTTTTCAGATTCATGCTTATAAGACCATGCTTCCCTATTTTTCCCAGCTTTTGTTTTATCTATTCCTGGTTGATACGTTCCTATGCTGCCATGGTCGATTGAATAAATCGAACCGCTTTCTGAATGTCCTATAATTTCCCAATCTAAACGGCCATCTTCTAAATTTCCATTTAAATCACATGCACCAGTAATTAATACTATTTTGCCATTACCATCTTCAATAGATTTTTCTTGTGGAACTGTTCCGTATTTATACGCCCTAACATTTGAAGCTAAACGACCTTTTTTAATTGTGATTTGTCGCTCTTCCCACGGCAATCCAAGTATTTGATTATAGAATGCTCTTAGTTTTGATATGTTTTCTTTACCATTTTTGTATATTTCTAACCATTCACGAACGGCATCAGTCCAATTTGACATAAATGAAGCAGCCGATAAATTATTGAAATGATAAGAGAAAAAACCCTCTTCTGAAGGTTCAGCGGTAGGAATCCATTTGCTTTTCAAGTTCATTTCTCTTTTATGTTTTTCATTAAAGAACTCGCCACACTCTTGACATACATAGCCTACGCTTTTTACATCTAATTTTTTAGTTAACTTATCAACTTCATAATAAATACCAGCATCTTTTTTTGGTTCTTTTATTTGTTTTGTTTTCCATTCTAAAACTATATACTCACCACAGCAAGGACATGGCATATGCCATTTTCTTTGGTCACCAAGTAGATAGACATCATTTATATTTGAAGGTATAGTAGTGGGCGTAGAAATATACGCTTGACGCATTCTTTTTCTTGTGGTATTAAATCTTTTTTGTAATAATGTATATAAGTGCCCATGCTCTTTATGAGTTCGGGGAGCGGCATCCCAATCATCACAAAAGATATTAGTTACTGAAATTTGTCTTACTATTTTTTCAATACTGTTGTATCCACCAGCACGAAAAAAGCCGCCAGCAAATTCTTTAGAAATTGAGGTGTCTCCCGTTCTTTGATTTCTTTTCTTTTTTGCTGCTGGTTTCATTAAATGCCTTAATCCTGCACTGTCAATTGCTGGATCTAGTCTAGTGTCGACCATTTCTTTAGCTAAAAAAACATCGGGAGCTAAAAATAAAGTAGGCGCTGGATTGTTAGCTATTATATAACAAATAGCAGGAACTAATAAGCCTTGTGTTTTTCCAAACTGAGCAGATCCCATTATAGCTATTTTCCTTGCAGTACTAAAAGGGTCGAAAAGATTTACTATTTCTCGCATGTATGGAGTTTCATCATAATCCATGGGTCCAGGAATTGAAGAAACACTACTATCTAATGTTATGTTTTTTTCTGCATACTCAGAAGGTAATATTGACGATTCCATAAATGAGGGCAGTTCATCTAATATTCCTCTAAAGTTTGACAATATTTGCTTTTTATCCATCACTCCCTACCTTCACCTCTTTCTCTTTTCTCAATAATACCTTCAACCAAAGACTCTAAATCTAAAATAGTGCTTTTAATTGCATTATCGCAAGAGTCATTTACTACCGATGTAGTTTTTTTTCTAATTGTTGAATAATCCTTAAGTGTTCCACCGAATGTAGAAATATAGATATCAATAATTCTATCCACACCCTGTAATTGCATTGCTCTATTTATTGAAACTAATCTATGTATCAAATCCTTTACTGCATCAAAAGGTACAAGCTCGCCTTTTTGTTTTTGTATTTTTAATTCATCAAGTTCAATTTGTTTTTTTACACGCTCTATATCCAAAAGCTTTTTTTGTTTATCTAAATTAATTGCATCTTCAACACTCTCATTTATATTGCTAAAATCAGGCTCGGAAAATCCTTTATTTGGCTTTGCTTTTTGCTCTATAATCTTTTCAGGATCAATTATTATTTTCTTTTTAGTTGGTTTTTTTGCTTTGGTGAATATATTGGAAAATTCAAACACATATTTACCTTCAATTTTTTTTTGTGTGATAAATAATAAATTTTTATCGCTTTTAGTATTTATTTTTCCGTTTGGCATAACTTCAAGATGTTTGCGCTTTATCCAATTGGACAATGTATTACGAGCGCACCCCATAGCCTTAGCAAAATCACTTTTTGTAAATATAACTAACTCTGTCATTTCACAAAATTAACAAAAATAGTTCACAAAATCAAGAGTTATTCACGGGGTTGTTCACAAAGTTTTAAATAAGGGCTAAGCTTTTTTATTTTGGGATGCAACCTTAT